ACAAACATCCTTGAGAACAAACCAAGGCTCGCAATCACGAACAATCGTGCGCACTTTGTTAAATCCGTAATTGAAAATTGTTATATTGTTCTGACATAGTTCATTTTTCATGCTATTCCTCCTGTAATTCTTTCTAGTTCGTGCACAAATCTTTTTTCGAAAACGGCTCGTGCTTCATCTCCGCATAAGTCTTGAACAATTCGAAGTGCGTCATCAAAAATCTCGATTCTTTCGGATTTCAACGGGAACCTCTTCTTCGTCGTTCTTCGATAAACGCCAGGTTCTTTGCTCTTTTTGAGAGTTGCGACGAATGCTCCTTTAAACAGACGATTTCCAACTACTGCTCCTGGTTTTGTTTGCCGAGGTTTTCCTAAATCAGATGCTCTTACTCCGCGAAAATCGCAGTTCAGTAACGATGCCAAGTTCATCTTATGCGCTCGAAAAATCCGAATCCTGTCACGAATCAGCTTCAACTTAATGCGTTGTTCAGTTGATATTTCTTTCGAAACTCTGCTCTTCAAAAATTCAGCCGTCCTGTTCAGAGCTAAAATCGTTGCGCGATTGACCTGCTCAGGCAAAGCGTGAATCTCATTAAGAAGTCTGTTAAGTTGAAGGTATGTATTCGACGTCATATCTCATTCTCCAACGGAAACAGCGTAAAATTTCCAAACATTGTTTGATGCATAGAGCATTGGTTCCGTGTAAATTTTGTATTTTCGGCCATTCGAGCAAAAGTATTCTCCTAGTTTTGGATGGCTATCATCTGCATTCAGAGTGACCTCTGCAACTTGATCAATCACTTGCGAATCTCCGAGATCGTACTGATTTTCAGGCGTCTTAATAACAGCTATCATCGCAGAAGTTTGACCTGATTTATCAGTGTAGATAATTGGCTGTCCTAAGTGATTGATCATGTCGTTTAACGCCTGTTTCACAATTTCCTCAAACATTAACCTGCCGTGACTTTTACCAAAACCGCTGGGCGCAAGCACAATGGCAATGGATTAGATTGAGTGTGCAAATCTGTTCCTCGATCAAACTTTCTTGGCTCTTGTTTCGCGTAGATCGGCAGGCCGAGAGTGTTGACGGTTTCGTTGAAATCCGCTGGAGCAAAGTACGTAACAAAAGTTTGAGATGTTCCAACAGGGAAGCAATGGCCTTCGTTTGATGCGATAAACTTTCTCGGAGTACCGTCAGGAGATGTCGCTTGTCCTCGATATTCTTCAAATGTAATTCCTCCGAATGTAAATCCTGATCTCATGTCATCTCTGAGAGCTGCTCCTTCTTGCCATCTTTCGTAGGCTTCTTTTACTTTTGAATGTGAAGTAAGAGCATCGAAAAACTCAGGAGAAACCAAGCAATGAACGCCGGTCATAAATTCTCCGCAAAGATTGTCTTCAATATGGCGCAAAACTTCGAGGCACTTCTTTTTGACGTCTGTGTTAGCTGTGCCGAGAGCAAAATTTATTGTTTTTGGCGTGATCTCGAACTCATCGTACAAATTATATAGAGTGCTTCCGTCAGCGTCTAAAATAGTGCCTTTAAGCGCGCCCATTCTTAGATGTTCGAGAGTTATTGCGTGCTTGTTCCTCATGGATTGCAGATGGTCGGTGATAACATTAGCAATGGCTTGCAACTCAGTCTCAGAACCGAAAGCACGAATGCCTTGAACCTCTTCAGGAAGAACAACATCGTCATGCGGAATGTGAGGAATCGTGAAAGAACGCATCTTTCTTTTGCCTCGAGTTCCAACGGTTGCAGAGCCTCCTGGAATTTGTGTCGGAAGTAAATTTAGCACTCCGTTCATTTCTTCAACTGCAATGTTTCTCCATGAGCTTAATAAAATATTAATCAATGTATATTATAGTTATCTTAATGATGTTATTGGAGGTTACGTGATACGCGCATTATTTGGTCTGTTTATTGTTGTTACAACACTTACTAATTCTATATTAGCCACTACTACAACTGATAAATTAAAAAGCTTTATAACAGGCATAAACAACGAATTAGCAACGCGAAATAATAAACGCATGTTTGTAATCACAGTTACACGACATACAATAGGAAAAGCTCAGACTATAACGACAGAGCAATTTGATTGCATATTCAACGCTATTTCGTATATTTGCTCTGGCAAGGGTTTCGCAGGAGGACACGTTAGCGAATTACCACGTTCTATGGAAGCTATAAGTTTAGATCCGTCTGATATGGTCTATGCGCATAGCACTAATAAAATTGAAGAGAGCGCTGCAATATTAATTTTTAACGAAATGTTTTTTTCTCAGTATCGACCTTTAACAGCTGATGAGATGAATTCAATAACAACACAATTAATAGAATTTTCTAAAGGAAACAAGAATGTTGTAATATACCCAAATTTTTTGTTTTTAGGAAAGGAAGCCGAGATTAACAAAGACGTCATGCGCGATTTTATTGCAAAAACCGTTGCTTCTATCAGCGACCTGTCAATGCAGATTAATCCAGCTTATGCATTTCATGTGAAAAAAAAATTGTATGATGCAAATTCTGCCGTTTCGTCGATGATTGGCACTACAACAATTGAACCGATGTATAACAAAACAATATGTATACATGATGGACAAATTCTGCTTGAGTACCTAAAGTCTACTTATTTTCAGGAGTCAGATGCTGATTTTGCGAATGAATCTAAAAACTGCTGGTATTTATTTGGAGACGGTAATATAACAAAATGTGTGCCTAGTAGCGAGTTAGCTACGTTTTTAGGAGATAATGTATCTCTTGAAATATGTTTTGATCTTGCTAACGGTATTGCGATGAAGCATAACATCGGTTCATCTATTCACATATTGCAATCAAATTGGATAGATCCAACTAACTATTTAAATCAAACTAAACTACTTAAAGATCGGTTAATCATACATTGTGATACTACTGTTACAAATAATAAAGACAATGTTGAATTATGTAAATCAGGTAACATCTTGTTTAGATCCGAATTTGATATGAAATATCAGTCATTGACTAACAAAGTTGATGAGTTTAAAATAAACATCGGAATTAATGATAATATCGTGATACGTATATATACTATGGAGGTAATATGAAAAAGTTTGTAATTTGTTCTCTCGTTTGCGTGGATGTTTTCGGCACTGATGTTGATCGATTTCGTGATTATGATACTTACGGCATTCAGTTGACGGTTGCGAACGCTTGTCCTGGGTCTATCGCATTGACTGGAGAGGATGTTCGCATGTTTGTAAACCAAAATAGTGATAGTTCCAAAGCAGTTCAAGCATATCAAAAGTTGAATTTAGATATAGCTTTTAAAAAAAATAGCAAAAAGATAGGCTTGATTGAAGTTAAGCATGGGGAAAGCGATAATATTACATTTAACGTTTCGACAAGCCCTGCTTTTTCATTCCATTGTACATCTGCACAAGGGTTACTTTACAAGCTGTACTCAGCTAAAATGGGCGGGGGAGCAGAATATTATTTAGTTGTAGCAAAAGATCAATTGTCTTTATCATTAAGTCGTCCTATAGATTCTGTCGCTCAATCGTATGCGGAGGTTGACTCATCAGATTCAGAGGAGTAACAACATTTATGTTTGGCACTTTTATCGCATTTGTGAGGATAGTTCAAAAATCGCAATCGCTCTCAGTTGCTGTTTGATGAAGATCTCATAAGTGTTGCCGACGTCAGCTGGATTCGAGAATTTTATATCTTCGCCAGGATCTAAAAACTGCATGGTGCCAGGCTCTAGTCCGTACAATCCGCTTGTTTCGTCTTTTGAAAATATTTCGGCATCTGGATCTAATCTAGTTACAAATCCTGCAAACATAGCGGCAGTTTTCTTGCGAACTAGTTCCGCATCTTCGTATTGATCAAGCTCGTGCAACTTCAAAAGGACGTTTGCCAACCAAGGTTCTCCGCGAATTTGGCCAGGTCTGAGAGGTCTGTAAATGTGCAAAATTTCGTTCGCTGGAAATCGTGTTGATTCGCAGAATTCCTCGGAAGGATGCTTCTTATATAAATAGTATGCGACTCTTTTGCCGGCCTTGTTGAACTCGATTCCGCTTTTGATAACGTTTCCGTTTAGCAGAGGATAATCCTTTGACGAATCAAGATGTTCTGACTCGATTACCTGCAATTTAAGAGGAACTGTCGCGTTGTTTTTGTCGATTTTAATGCGAACAAAGCACTCTCCGCTCTCAATAACGCTTCGAAGAATCAAGGCTTGTAAGCCATAAAAATCACAAACACACGCATAATCTGCTTCATCCGTCCAGCGCAACCAAAGCTCTTGAATCTGCTTTCTAAACTCCGCACTTTTGGCTTTAGATTGAGGCTTTATGCCTGTTCCGATACAATTCGAAACAATGGCTTCAACTGCATTAGCAGCGTACGGATTCTTGCGAACAATATCGTGAGAACGATTGCGCAATGTGCTCAAGTTAGAAGCCAAAATGGAATTAATAGACTCGCTTGAAGCGTTCCAATGAGCAAGACGCTTGCTGTGAGATGATCCGTCGTATGCGGCAGCGTGACGCTGCACCCAAAAACTTCGCTGCGCTAGCTGGATCTTTTTAAATATATTGGCGACAGAGGACAGTATTTTCATCTCACACCTTTCGAAGTTGAAAAAATAACCTGTCTAGGAGATTCAGTTTTGATCGATGATTTGATCTGCGCACGCAGTTTGAGCAATGCTTCTAAATCAACTTCAGCATACTGAACGCGAGTGTCTCCATAAGAAACAGAGGTAACTCTCTTTCCTGAATGCAAATCGCAAATTGCTTTTTCTACTGCGTTTAGTTTTTCGGTTAAGTCGCTCAAATGAATCTACTCCTTATAATTCGTCGTTGTTTGAG